TGAATGCAGGACATGAGAATGGTAGAGAAGTAACTCTCTCTCACTTGAGAGGTAGTGCATCTATTGCACATCTATCTGATGGAGTAATTGCTTTAGAAAGAAATCAACAAGCAGAGGATGATGTAGCATCTAACACTACAACCATACGTATTCTAAAGAATAGATATACTGGTGATACTGGTATAGCTACACATCTCTTCTATGATAAAGAGACTGGTCGTATGAAAGAGATTGATAATCCTTATGAAGTAAATGATAATGATGGAGAGGAGATACCATTTTGATAGACTTTGATATGTTAGATAAAGAAACTATGAAGATAGATGGTTTTGATGATGCTATCATAGGATATGGAGAGCAATATGGTAAACAACCTTTGCTTGTATATTCTTATAGTAAAATATGTGAGATATTAAGAGAACGAGATGATATGACATGGGAAGAAGCAGATGATTTTGCTCAGTTTAATATCTTAAATGTGTGGGTAGGTGAGAGAACTCCCATGATATTATACAATGAGTATTGGTATGATTGGAAAACAGATGAGAGCGATAGTTGATATAGAAACAGATAGCTTAGATGCTACCAAGATACATTGTATTGTGGCTAAAGATGTAGACTCAGGGAGGGTATATCCTTTTCCTCCAGACTTGCTTCATGGGTTTAGAGATTGGTCACTTGGTGTTAAGCAATTTATTATGCACAATGGTTTAACCTTTGATGCTCCTGTGCTTAATAGATTGCTAGGCACTAAAATAAAAGTTAATCAAGTTATAGATACATTGATACTATCACAGTTATTTAATCCCATACGTGAAGGACATAGCTTAAAAGCATGGGGAGAAAGATTAGGATTTCCTAAAGGAGATGTAGAAACATTTGAAGTATATACACCAGATATGTTAGAGTATTGTAAACAAGATGTTAATATAACACATAAATTATTTAATTTATTACAAGAAGAAAGTAAAGGTTTTTCTAGTTACTCTATTGAAGTTGAACATAAAGTAAGAGTTATTATAGACCAACAGAAACGTAATGGTTTTGCTTTGGACTTACCAAAAGCTATGGGTTTATTTAATAAATTAAAAGATGAAGCTACATCATTAGAAGATTGGTCAGTAAATAATTTTGATCCTACAGTTGTAGAGTTAAAAACAAAAACAAAATATATACCTTTTAATATAGGTTCAAGGCAACAGATTGCAGATAGATTAATGAAGTTAGGTTGGAAACCAAAGAAACATACAGACAAAGGTAATATCATTATTAATGAAGCTGTATTAGATACAATAGATATGCCTGAAGCTAGAAAGTTTTCAAGGTTCTTTCTATTACAGAAACGTATAGCACAAATTAAATCATGGATAGAAGCATGTGATGATAAAGATGGTAGAGTACATGGTAGTGTAATGACACTTAAAACTATTACTGGTCGTATGTCACACAACTCTCCTAACATGGCACAGATACCTGCAGTACGTTCACCTTATGGTAAAGAGTGTAGAGATTGTTGGACAGTATCTAATGTACATACACATTCTATAGTAGGAACTGATGCAAGTGGATTAGAGTTAAGATGTTTAGCACATCTAATGAATGATACGACATTTACAGATATACTATTGACTGGAGATATACATACACACAATATGCAAATGGCAGGTCTAACTGATAGAGACCAGGCAAAGACATTTATCTATGCATTTATGTATGGTGCAGGTGCATCTAAGATAGGTCAGATAGTAGGAGCAGGTGCTAAAGAAGGACAGATGTTAATAGATAAGTTTCTTAATAGTATGCCAGCTTTAAAAAGAGTACGTGATTCTGTAACAAAAGCTGCAGGTAAGGGAAAGATTAAAGGTATTGATGGTAGACTACTACATATACGTAGTCCACATAGTGCATTAAATACTTTGATACAAGGAGCAGGTGCTGTTGTATGTAAAGTATGGCTTATACATATGATGACAAGAATAAAAGTATTAGGTATAGATGCTAAACTTGTTGCTTCTATTCATGATGAATACCAGTTTGAAGTTTTGAATAAAGATGTTCCAAGGTTTGGACAGGTAACTAAAGATGCAATGAAAGATACTGAGAAAGAATTAAGAATGAAATGTCCTCTTGATAATGAATGGAAGGTAGGTAGAACATGGGCACAGACACATTAGTACAAGAATTTAAAGGAAGAAAAGACCATGCTGATTATATTAAACGAGGTATAAAAGTAGAGAATGAATTTATACAGACAGCTAAATCACATGGTTATACAGTTGCAATAGCTGATGAACAAGAGAATATAAATAAACATATAGATTTATACTTAACATATAAAGGATTAACAGTTAGTGTAGATGTAAAAGCTAGAAGAACTGGAAACAAACAAAGAGTTCTGGATGACGCATGGATTGTTGTTGAATTTTTAAATACAATGGGTAATAAAGGTTGGCTGTATGGTGACTGTGATTACTTTGTATTTGAAAGAGAGCATGACTATGTATGGTGTGATGCAAAAGAGTTGGTAGAATTAACTGACAAAGTTGTAGATAAAAATACCAGAGTAGAAAGCTACAAAGATTCTGCATATAAAACATGGGGTAGAAAACATCAAGGAAAACAAGACCTTATCTCAAGAATAGAGATGAGTTTAATTTTAAAACTAAATAAAAGTTTTATTATGAAAAAAACTCTTGACAATAATGTTAAGGTATGTAATAATTCTTTTATTAATAATAAGGAAAGGAAAACACCTATGAGTGTAATTCAAGGAATAGCTAATTGGGCACATATAATTAAACCTAATTACAAATTTAAAGAAGAAGGTGAGTGGAGCATTGATGTCTGTAATCTTGATGACAAAAATGTTGCTATAGCTAAAGCAGATGGTCTATCTATTAAAAATAAAGGTGATGACAATGGGAACTTTGTAACCATTAAAGCGAAAACTAAATGGGCAAAGACAGGTGAAGATAAACCTAAACCTAAAGTTGTAGATGCAGATAGACTTCCATTTACAGAAGAAAAAGTTGGTAATGGTTCATTGGTTAATGTAAAGTATACTACATATGAGCATAAACCTTATGGAACTTTTGGTGATCTAAAAGCAGTACAGGTTATTAAGTTCGTACCTGCACCTGAATCATCTGATAGTGATGTCACAAGTGACTTTGATGTTATTGAAGATGGCTACAAAAGTACGCAGGATGCTGACTTAGATTTTGCAAAAGCATAACCAACTACGAAAGGATGGAGAGGTACTACTGAATAAGTATCTCTCCATTATTTATTATGAAAACTATTGATACTTTAGTAAAAGATATGTATGATTTATTTGATCCTCTTGTGGAAACAAATTTAAATGAAGAAGAAGTTGATGCTCATTTAGATTCTTTTACAAAGAGTATTAAACAAACAATAAAAGGTTTACTTAATGAAACACCTAGAGAAAAAGGTAAGCTAAGACTTTCTGCTATAGGTAAACCTGCAAGACAATTATGGTATGAGAAAAATTCTAAAGAAGAATCTAAACCTTTAGAACCTAATACAAGAATAAAGTTTTTATATGGTCATCTGTTAGAAGATGTATTAATTCTTTTAGCTAGACTATCAGGACATACAGTAACTGATTTACAGAAACAAGTTAATGTTAATGGTATAGTAGGTCATCAAGACTGTGTAATAGATGGTGTATTGGTTGATTGTAAGAGTGCATCAGGTAAAAGCTTTGAGAAGTTTGCTAAGAATAAACTAGAAGAAGATGATCCCTTTGGTTATATAGCACAGATTTCTGCTTATGCTGAAGGTAATGGTGTAGATGAAGCTGCTTTTCTAGCTATAGATAAACAACATGGTAATATTTGTTTAACTCGTGTTCACTCAATGGAGATGATAAATGCTAAACAAAGAATTGAATATCTTAAAGGAGCTATGGATAAAGATGATCCACCTGATAGGTGTTATAGTGATGTGCCTGATGGTGCTAGTGGTAATCGTAAGCTTTTTATTGGTTGCGTTTATTGTCCACATAATATTACTTGTTGGAGTGATACGAATGAAGGTAAAGGGTTACGTATATTTAATTATGCAAATGGACCTAGGTACTTTACGAAGGTGGTTAAAGAACCTAATGTAGAGGAGATTACATCTTGATAAGTCATTGGGTTAGTTATGATTCTAAAGAACCTTTCGTACCTAACCTAGATAAGTTTGGGTTTGTATATCTTATAACAAATACTAAAACTACTAAAGCATATGTAGGTTGTAAACAATATTTTTCTATGGGTAAGAAAAAAAGAAAACATAAATGGGAAATATATACAGGTTCTTCTAAATATTTAAATGAAGATATAAAAAAGATAGGTAAAGAACATTTTACTTTTGAAGTTATAGCAGAATATAAAAACAAAAGAAGTTTACGTTACTATGAAGCATACTATCAAATGAAATGGGATGTGCTTACTGCTGTGATAGAAGGTAGTGATGAACCTGCATTTTATAATTCATATGTAGGAGGTAAATTTTATAGACCTGTTGAAAGTTATACATCTGAATTTAATAAAGGTTGTAGAGAAAGAAATCTAGGTGAAAAAAATCCTATGTTTGGTAAAAAAAGATCAGATGAAGTAAAGAAAAAAATTAGTGAAGGTGTAAAATTATATTTTAAGAAAAGAAAGGAGGTACAAAATGTCAGTAAAAGAAGCAATGTACAGCACAGCACTAGCTGAGTTTCATTCTCAAAGAGATAAAGCTATAGCTACTGCACGTATATACTTGGAACATCCTGTTGGTATAGGAGAACATCCCCAAGTTATTGATGAATTTATTAAACAAATTAAACTAGCTGCTGAAGCAGAAGAAGCTGCATCTATGTTAGTTGATACATTTAGAGATGAAATAACTCAAGAAGATTAATGAATGAAGAATACATTGAGATCTTAACAGAGATACAAGAGCATGAGAACAGTAGTCCTGAACGAATGTTATTCTTGTCTGTTATATTTCAAGCATTGTTAGATGCAACAAAAGAAAAATCTAAAGTAGAATCATCACGAGTAAGTGTTGAAAGAGCAAATGCTCGTGCATGGTTCTTCTGTAGTGTAGGTGTTACATGTGATAACTTTGAGTATATCTGTGAAAGTGCAGGTATGGATGCACAGTATACAAGAAGCTTTGCAATAAAAGTAATTAATTCAAAGGAGATAAAATATGTCAGACAAAGAATCAGAAGAGTCCTTGATAAATCCTGAAGAGGATAGAGGATGGTCTCAAGAAAGTTATAGAGATTATATGAAGAGAAGAGATGCTGAAGAAAATTTATTAAAAAAAGGTACGTATGAATATGAGTATGAGTATGGTAAACCTAGTGATAAACAAATAGGTGGTAGTCATTATAAAGATTGTGTTATACAACCTGTAGATTATATTGTTAAAAATAATCTTGACTTCTTAGAGGGTAATGTGGTAAAATATATAACTCGTCACAAAACAAAGAATGGCATAGAAGATATTAGAAAAGTAATACACTATGCAGAGTTAATATTAGAAAAAAAGTATGGAAAGGAAAAATAGATGGCATCATTACTAGGAAATAATTATTTACCTACTGAGTATCAATCATTCATTCACATGTCTAGGTATTCACGTTGGTTAGAAGATAAAGGTAGAAGAGAAAGTTGGAGTGAAACTGTAAG